AGCGTGTTCACAATGTTGTTTTCTGTGACCGTTTCCTGTATCGTTTGTCTCATGCGTTTGGTTAAAATAAAAGGCCCCAACCCTAGCGGGTCAGGGCCTTTCGAGTTTTCAAAAAACTTTAGCTATCAGCTGCTAAAGCCGTCGGCGTTGTTCAACGCAGTGCGGTACGAGAAGGAACCAGTGCGGCGCACGGCTGCGTCACAGTGCGAGTTTGCAATGACCCTCACGAGGCCAGAAGCGCCCGAGGTGTATGGGTCCACGAGCACGTCAATTCCGCCCCAATATGCAATCGCCAAATCTGCGAAGTCTCCGAAGATTGCTTCAGTATTTGCCATCTCAGTTGTGGTCACCAAAGCGGGGTAGCCATAGATGCTTTGTCCCTCTGCGGCGAACTTGCCAGAACCAGCGTCCAAAGCAGCACGCTTCAGGTTGCGAAGAACCTTGGGATGCATCAAGAATTTTGCGCTTCCAACCATTGCATTTGCCGTAAGCAAATCCTCCTCCATGAGAGCAGGCAAATCTGCAATTGCAAACTCGGCGGCCGTTGTTGCGTCTGCAGTCAAATCGCCTTTCAACTTCGTCAAAATCTTGTCGTCGATTCCGATGCCCATTTCACGGTTGATGTCTCGCACAACAAAAGCATCAATTGCTTTGATGTTTTGAGCAAGCAACTGCATGCTGTATTCGTTGACAGCTGCAACACGCTCTGGAATCAGAGTCTTGTTCACGATGTCAAAGTCGCTTTCAGTTGCGGCTGTTGCCTCGTTTGTTGCAGCTGCATCAATGTGGTCTGTTTGCACAGGAATCACCACAGAGCCGTTGGCCTGGAAAACTGTTGCTCCGAGCTTTTCGGCTACAGAATCAGGACGCAATTGCTGAACAATGTCTGGAACAATTTGGCCTGAAGTTGCGGTAGCTGTACTGCCACCACCACCGCCCACAGTATTGTCACGCCAAAGCATGGACGGAACTGAGAGGTTTCCGGTGTTGTTAATGCCGAGTGCGGCTGACTCATTTCGAGCCTCTTGGTGCATCTCAAGTTCAAGACCTGTCAACTGCCCACCTGTGGCGAGCTCTTTGACCGCCTTTCCAAGAGAGTAGCGTTGAGAAATGTCTTTCATCTCGTTACGGGATTGGGGGATGGGGTTGGAACGGGTTGCCTCCTCTTTTTTCTTTTGGTCAGCAAGCTCCACGTCGAGGGCGGCAATGCCGTCGCGGATTTGCTGTGCGTTAATGCTTTGCTCCTGTGTGAATTCCTCGCTTTTAGTGTTAACCAAATTGCGAAGCTCTTCGAGCGCAGCATCCCGCTTGTCCATGATTTCAATTGAATTCACGTTTCCTGGGTTTATAGGGTTCAAAAAACTCGCATTCATTTCTGGTGGTCCAACAAAAATTTGAGGGCGTCCACCTTTGTAAAAGCGAGGGGTTTATCCTCTGAAGCGTTTTGGGGCACCGTGGTTGGCTCCGCGTCCTGCTCCTCTTGCTGGGAGCTAGGTGATGTGGTTTGAGCCTCCACAGGGTCTCCATTTATCTCCTGAAGGATTTCTTTTGTGTCTTCTTCGGCCGTAGCTGCTTCCATACTGCGGAGAGCAACCTCGGTCGTGGGGTAAGCCGGCACAGGGGTGAAAGTCACTTCGTACAATCTTTCAATTTGATTGATTGTTCTCAGTGGCATTTCCTCATCATTCCTGGTCCATGTGTCGTCGGCTATTGTGAAGCCGAAACTCATACCTCCCACAATATCGTTTTTGACAAGCTCAGAAAGGTCCCGCGCCGCGGTCGTTTCTGGTAGCTCAATATCAACACGCAAACCCGTGTCGTCAATTGTCAAATCCATATTGCGGCCGGCCCTTCCCAAAGGGGTCGACCAGTCATGATTGAAAAGAGCAAACGTGTTGCTCATATCAACACCCTCGAGAGCGCGTGAATTCACTTGCTCCCTGAACTGGTCGCCGATGGTTGTGACGTCACCAAATTTGATGGCGTAACCGGTCAAGGTGCGCTTGTCTTCGTCGTCGTTGTTAACGTAGCGGACCTCGAGGCCTGTTGAAGTTCTGATTTCTTTCTTGTCTTCCATGCTTCTGGATGATAGTTTGTGACCCTTTGGGAAAAGGTCTGTGTCGTGTTTTCCTCCTCTGAATCTTTCGTTTTTCAAAGCATACAAAAACGAGTTGACCCGGGCAAAAGCCCACTGCTCCGGGGACTTAACCGTGGGGCGTACCGATTGAGGATTTCCTTTGTACGCGCCAATGCCTCTTTTGTACACCGCAGAAAGCATCCCCAAAGTGGCTCGCTTTCTTGGTGTATCTCCGTGGTCCTCGTTGTGCTCTTCAACCTTGTTTTTCAAGGTTGCTTGAGCCTGCTCATTTAACACGGCTCGAGCCTCTTCTTGAACAATGATTTTGTTGCACCATCCTCGCATGGCTTTACCTCCCCATGCGGCGTACATTATCGAGCCACAAATTTGTTTTCCGTCCTTGTCTGTGAATCGTCCCTGGTCGTAAACCTCTGCACGTGAAAGGAAGCTGAAAGTGCGCTTCACAGTTTTCAAAGAAAGTGCTTCACGAGAAGCAAGCTGATTTGCCCTCTGCCAGCCCACAGGAGTGCCACAAGAAGAACCGTTGTCCTTCTTGAATTTCAATGCTCGCTTTGCGGCATTTGTAGCGCTTTGAGGGTAGCCAGAAAAACTCATCAAGCAAGGTTGTGCGCGGTGCGCAAGCTCAGCGCGTCTGCTGCGGAAGTAGATGAAACACCAATTTCGTACCTGAAAACGTCCTTGCCAACACGCTCGGACCATGGGCCTGCGGATGGAACACCGTCGTTGGTCATGCTGCCACCCTGTTCGAGCGCTTTTTTCAAAGAGCCCGTACCGTTTCGTTGAATCAATTTGACGTGCTGCGGGGCATTACCAATAGCGGCCTCCACGGCGTCTCGAAAAAGCCCATGCGCCACGCCTCCGTTGTCATTCGTTTCGGAGTGAGTGAAAACCCAATCTTGACGAGTTGGCTCTGAATGTGAAATGCTTCCGGTTGCGCGTGTGTCACCGCGTTCGCGGCACATTGCAACTTTTAGGTTGTAGTAGTAGGTGGGCATGGTTATTCAGTTGAAATTTTGTCGCCGTAGCTCTCCATTTTGCTGAGAGGAATGACGTTGAGTGGAATGAAATGAGTGTCTCCGTTTTCGGTTGGATTCAGACCTTCAATTTTTCGAACTTCATTGATAGTCATGACGCCATCGCGGAGCATCGTTGAATAGTAGCTTGAACGCGTCACGGCATCTGCTCGGAGAAGTGAAGCCATGTCAAATTCAACCTCAACGGTTTTGCGCTCTCGCTCTGTGAAAAGTTTGTTGTTCAACTCGTTTTCAATGCGCTTCACAAGAGGCGCAATTGTGTACGAGGCAAAGAAGATATTTTGCTGCTCAACATTGCTGAATGAAACGTTTGCTTCAAGGCCAACCAGTGCGGCTGGAACATTGAAGATGCGCGCGACTTCATTCGCTTGCATTTTTCTGGTTTCAATGAATTGAGCGTCGTCCGGCGGGATGCCGATGCGGTCGTACTTGATGCCGTGTTCAAGGATTGCGGTTGCGTGTTGACCGCTCTTGCCATGATACTTTGTTTGCCAAGCGTTTTGGAGTGCCATGAACTGCTCATCAGTCAAAGCCTTGTCAACAGATAGAACACCACTCAAGTTGCCTCCAGAGCCAAAGAAACTGGCTCCAAAATCAAGAGCAGCTTTTGACAAACCAAGAGACTCCCGGTGATACTCAATGGGACTCAATCCACGAAAGGCAGAAATCACGACCATTTCCTGTTCAAGGAAGTTGAACGTGTTGGCCTTTACTCGACCGGTTTTTTCTGGTGAAAACTGGTAAACGGTTGCACCGTCAGGTGCGTCCATTTCTTCAACGTTTTGCGCTGGCAACCAAATCAAAGCCGTGGGCCTGGAACCGGCCCTTTCAATGTACGCGTATCCTTTGCCGTACAGCAATGAATCTGAAACGATTTTTTCCCAAAAATCGAAGGCTGAAGTGTGTGTGTCCGCGTAGTGTGTGAGCAGCTGTGTGACCGGGTGAGAAATCATTTCTCGTCCAGCAGGTCTTGTTTTGAAAACAGACCTTTCCAGGGTTGCCACGGTTTGCGCAATTTTTGACACACAGGCATAGACCGTGGTGAGCTTCAAAGACTCGTCAGGAGTGATTGAAGAACCAGCCCTTGTGTTGGCTCCCATCCCGTTGAAGTACAGCGCGGGGTTGACGCTCGATGAACGTTCTTCCGTTTTGCCGCCAAAGATTCTAGTGAGGATGCTCATGTGTGAGGCAAAAATAGTGCTTCACAAGCATTCCCTGTCTTTGTCGTTCGTTTGTTCAAATAGACAATTCTCGGAGAGGCCTGATTTTTGAATTCGTTACGCGCCACATTTGCTTGATTCGGTCACAGTAAACAAGTTCACGTGGAGTCAGAAAGCCTCTGAGCACAACCTTGCGAACCGGCTCAATGTGCACTGTAGTGAAAAGCAAAATATCACTCTCGTATTTTTTCTTTGAAATGCTCCAAGAATCAGGGTACCAGAAAGAGCTTTTCACGTCAACTTTCAAATCCAAAATTTCCATGTCCCACCCCTTGTCCGGGTTCACAGTTTTGTAGCTGTCTGTGAAGACCCCGTGCATTGACTCGCACACTTGCATTTCAGCCATCACGCCAGAGAAACGAGAGGCCATGCTTTTCTGCTCTGGTGTCTCAGGATTGCGAAAGCATTTGTTCATATACTCCATCTCCCCATACAGAGGATTGACGTGGCTCATTCTGGCGGCCGTGGTCAGCACGGTTTCATCCTTGATAAGCAAATCCACTGGGGCAGCAATCAAAGGCCTCTGAACTATCTTGAAATCATCCTGGTCGTGCATGGGTCTTCCATCTTTTGTGTGATACCAATTCATGCAGGCGTAAGGGGTATGCGGACCCCAGACGCGCTCGCCTTTGTACAGAACAACAAAGTCTTTCGTGCAGCTTGAAAGCGCAGCTTTCGATTTTGCCATCAGTAACCACTTTCCCAGCGTTGCAGGTTGACCTTTTGCTTTCGGTCGATGACCTGCAAAAGCGTGTTCGGGTTTACACTGCAAAGAGCAAAAATGTTCATGGCGAAAATTGCCACGTCAGCGCACTCTTCAACCACCTCGTGAAGCTCTGATTCTTGAAGGTCCTCAAGCTTCATGCTTTGTAGGTTTTCGTGGTTGGCTTTCCACTTTTTCCAGGAGGCTTTTTCATATGGCCCGCCAAGAGCTGTCAAGACCTCTGTGATTTCATCAAGGAGATACTGCTGTTGCCTCATGATTTCATCCGCTCGTTCCGTGATACTCATGCGGCTTGGGTCAATGCCTTGGTGGCGCATTTGAATTCGCGCCTGTTCGGTCATTACTTCGTCAAATGTTTTCATCTTTTTTGTTCATGAAATTGTTGTACAAATGCAGGTCGTCAACAAAGTGCATGTGGCGACCCACGGAGATTCGAAAATTGCTTGCTTGACCATTGTGAAGGTCAATGAGTTTGTCCTGAATGGATTGAACCATTTTGACCTGGAAAAGCGCAAAGGCTGGCAAGTCATTGCACAGACCAAACCAAACATCGTTTGACCTCATGTGTGTGTGCAAATCAAGCTTGAATTTTGTCGTGCTTTCGCGCTTCAAAACGAAGGTGAATGATACTGTGCACGGGGTGTCATATTTGTAGCTCAGCTTTTCCTTCCCGTCGTAAATTGTGAGGACGTGCTTTCGCGTTCCAGCCCCGCTGAGAATTGACTCAGCCAGGCCGTGGGCGCATCGAGACCACTGTTCGGCGCGCTGGACTTGCCAACCATAGTTACTGTTGACCTCGCCATTTTCGTCCTTCATGCCAGTCCAAATCTTGGCCACCTTTTCAACCATTGAAGGGTCACGTGTTGCAGCCTCGTACCATTGCCAT